CTACAAGTTGGAGATGGTTGTGTTACTACTGAAGATGGAACAATCACTTTCACAGACAAAGCTATTGCAACTAAAAGATTAATGATTAACACTTCATTGTGTAACGATACATTAAACGATACTTGGGCACAATTACTATTGTCAATTGGTGCAAACAGACAAGATAGAGATTTGCCAATGGAAGACGTATTGACGGCTTACATTATCAAAGAAACTAAGTTTAAAAATCAAAACGTAATGTTTAACGGAGATACTGCTTCAGGAGTTCCTGACTTGGCTCATTATGATGGTTTTGTTAAATCTTGGGAGGCTGATACAAATGTTATTTCTGCTACAACTGCTCAAACTGCTGTAACTTCTGCAAATGCTTTTGACATTGCTAAAGAAGTGTTTGATGCTATTCCTTCAGAGTTGTTTGATAATGGAGTAAACGTTGAATTAATTTGTGGTCGTGCATTTGCAAACAAGATTCTTTCTCAAGTATATGCTGATAAAGATTACAATGCTTTATTGAATGTAACTGAAGAAGGTTCTGAAATGAGTTTTGTTCTTCCAACTACTAACATTACAGTTAGAACTTACCCTCAAATGAATGTAACTGCTAATCAATCTAAAATGTTTGCAGTACCTTACGACTATATGTTTTTTGGAACTGACTTAGAGAATGATTTAGATGGATTGACTGTTAAATATCTTGAAGAGTCTGAGAAATTAAGACTTAGAAACTTATTCAGAAGTGGTGTTCAGTATGTATATTCTGAGTATTTTGTGAAATTAGTATTGTCATAAGACAATCGTAAATTAAAAATTAAATAACTATGTGCGAATTAACGGCTGGTTATACTAAACCACTTTGCGCTTCCTTTGGAGGCACAAAGTCGGTTATAGCTTATAACACAGAAAATCAAACTGCAATTACTATTGTAGCAAATGTTGTAACTGCTTTAACGGTTACATCTGCTAAAGCTTTCAGAATATCTCCTGATATGGCTTCAATCGACTTTACAGAAACTGCAACAAGGTCAAGAGAGAATAACTCAATATTCTTTGCTTCGACTTGTGCAATTACTTTAAAAGACGATACACAAGCAACAAGGGACTTAGTTGACTTAATCTCAAAAGGTTTTATTACTATAATCCAAGAGAAAGAAAATGGAAGTAACGTGGCTTATGGAACTGGAAACGGAATGACTGTTGAAACTTCTGCAATCACTACTGGAATGAACTATGAAGACTTGAATGGAGTTGTAATTAGTTTAGTAGGTAAAGAATCTTATATTGCTCCAAGCATTGCAGATTCTGAACTACCAACAATTTAATGAAGATTAAAAAAGAATACATAGGAGGGAAAGTTTACTCAAAATCTTTGGGTAGACTTATCCTTATATGTGAAAAGAATATTGAAATTTTAAAAAAGGATAACCTAAACCATTTATATGTTACTACTAAAGCAAAGCGAATCAAACAAGATAGCGTTATCGTTGAGCCAGTTAGTGACAACAGCGAATCCTAATTTTTTATTTTCATTTTTCCATCAACAAAAAAGAGAATATTTCAACTTCTATTTGACTGCTCAAAGTAGCTCAAATAGATTTGATTTATTTTTGTTATCTTTACCTGCTGATTCAGATTTACCAAAAGGTAATTTTATATTTTCTGTTTACGAAAGTGCAGACGATACAACAACAACAGAAGGTAAGAATTTACTTATAAAAGGTAAAGCAGAAGTCGTAACTGTTTTCCCAAGTGGAGAATATTATACCGTAAACACTACAAATAAAATTAATTATGTCTAACCAAAAGACTGGATTTATTGCAAAAAATGTTTCAATTCCTAAACCGATTGAAAAAGACAATAAAAAGGACAACATAAAAAATTGGGGTTTAGACAATCTATATCCTTATTTTTTAAATTACCTTTACCAAAACTCAGCGGTACAATCAGGAATAATAAATTCTAAGGTACATTACACAACTTCAGGAGGTTTAAATTATGAAGGGATAGACAAAGAAAAGTTTGATGCTTTTTTTGGCAATGGTAATTCAGATTACAATTTGGACGAATTGACAGAGCAAATGTCAAAGGATTTAGAAATTTCTAATATGTTTTGTTTGAGAGGTGTTTGGAGTTTAGATAAATCTAAGTGCGACAAATTGGAAGTTGTAGACTTTGAAAAAGTACGTTATAGATTAGATGACGAATTGATAGCAGTCAGTAACAACTGGAGTGATTTAAGAGATAACACGATTAAATTAATAGAACCTTTTGATTCAGGGAAAAGAGATGCAAGGGAATTTTATTTAATCTATCAAGAGAAATCTAAGCAATCTGTTGAAGGTAGAATTGTTAACGATTCATCTTATCCACAGCCTCCATACTCAGGAGGTCTTACGTCAATTCTAACAGACGTTAAGATTAACAAGTACCAACTTAACGAAATTAGTAATGGATTCTCTACTGGAACAATTATAAACCTTAACAATGGAATTCCAACAGACGACAAAGAGAAGAGAGCTATTGAAAAAGACATACAAGATAATGCAGCTGGAGAAGATAATGCTGGAGGAACTATTGTATTATACAACAATGGAAAAGACAATGAAGCATCCGTATTAAGTCTTACTGGAAACGATTTAAAAGATAGATATTTAGCATTGAGCCAAGACAATAGAAATAACATTGTACTTGCTCATTCTGTAACTACTCCGATATTATTTGGAATTAAGACCGAAGGGAGTTTAGGGAATGCAACAGAGCTGGAAATTGGTTATAAGATAATGAAAGCAAATTATTTTAAATATAAGCAAAGAGCTATTTTATCAGCACTTAATCACATAGGTAAAAAGGCAAATGGATTGGCTGGTAAAATTACTTTTAATGAGGTTAATCTTGATTTTTTAGAGCCAAAAGTTGAAGAGGTTGCTCCAGTATTTAAAAAAGAAGAACATTCCGAAGATATTAACGTGGTGGAATTGTTTGAGGGGTTTGGAAAAGAAAGGGGTTCAAATTGTTTGATGACAAAATGCTTACCTTCTGAATTTAATGCAGACGAAGAGAGAGAGAAATTCTTAAATGACTTTAAAAAGGAAAACTTTATAGAATTATCGGCAATTGAAAACCAAGTTCTAGGAATGATTGAGAAGGGAAATGACTACAACTCGATTAAAAAGGCTTTAAATATCAATGCTTTTAAACTTTCAAGGATTTACAAAAGACTTAAACAAGTCGATTTAATTGATAAAGTTGCAAAGGTAACAACAAAAGGAATAACAGAGATAGCGAAACAAGATGTAAGTAGAATTGAAATATTTTATTCTTACGATAAAAGTCCTAATGTTGACGGTCCTCCAATTTTACCGAATAATAGGACTAGAGATTTCTGCAAGGCTTTAATCGGTTTTTCAGCATCTAAAGTATGGAGTAGAGAAGATATTGCTAAGATAAGTTCTAGGATTGGATACAATGCTTTTGCTTATAGAGGTGGTTGGTATCATAATCCGAAAACAGACAAGAACACACCGTACTGCAGACACATTTGGAAACAAGAAATATTTTTTACATAATGAATTATTTAGTAGATATAGCAACTTTAAAGCATTACTCTTATATTGATAGTGATGTAAACGATGAGACTCTTAACGTTACTCTAAAAAGGGTGCAAGATATTTATTTAGAGCCAGCACTTGGAAGCCTTCAGTATAGAAGGTTATTACAAGGTGTGGAAAATTCAGATTTGACTGCATTGGAAAATGCTTTGATGGTTTACGTTTTGGATTTTGTCTATGTTGGTTGCGAATTAAAAGCGTCTAACCATAATAATTGGAAGATAAGAAACAAAAGTGTAGGGGTTGCGAATGATGAAAACACAAGGGCAAACTCTATTGCAGATTATAATAATTATGTAGACGAATTAAGAAAGGATTTATCTTTTTATAAAAATAGATTAATCGGTTATTTAGTAGACAATAAAACAAGTTATCCTTTGTATATTTGTACGGATAAAAAAGAGGATATTAATCCTGAGAGTCAGGGGACGAATTACACAGGTAAAATTAGCTTTTTATAAATATGAAACCACAAAAGAAAACGATTAACAAAGTTAGGATGGAAGCAATAAGAATAAAGAAAGCGAATGAAAGCAACAATAAATAAAATAGACCAAGAGTTAAGAATTTTAGCTGAAGCACACCTTCAAATAAACTCTTATTTTTACGGTCGTTTTTTAGATACTTACGAAAGCAATAACGTCAATCAATGTTCTTTATTGGCGAATGTTACAGATGTTTCAGTAGATAGGCATTTTGTAACTTTACAACTTTCTTTAATGGTTTGTGACAAGATAGATGATGGCAAGAATTTAGATAAAAATGTAGATTCAATGACTTTGCAAGTGGCAAATGATTTAATTAAAGTTATTACTACTTCGGCAAGGTGGCAAAAGTTTGGAATTGTAAGCGATACAACTTCTTTGCAAGGGTTTACAGAAAAAGGTGGTTCAGTATTAAATGGATGGATGTTTAAATTGAATTTTAAAGTTAAGAATGAGAATGGGTATTGTGATTTACCAATAGAAAATTATACATATGAATAGCATTAGCAAAGAATTAAGCGAATTATCGACTGGAATGGTTTTAATAAAAACCAAAGTAAGCAAAGATAAAAGGCAAGGAGTAATTGAAGAAATTAATA